CGTTCCCTTCCGCGCTGGGCGGCGTGTCGTTTGGCCTTTGATATCAGCCGACGTTTAGTCATGACGCCCATCACTCGACCCTCCGGATTTTCTTCGCCGCCCACTCGTCCAGATCGACGCGCCTGTAGCTGACGTGCCGTCGTTTTCGATTCCGGTACACGATGAACGGCGGGCCTCCGCCTGCATTGCCGCTTACCGCCATATTAGCCAACGTCGATGGAGAAGCCGCGCAGCCCATCTTGCGAAGATAAGCGGCGGCTTGCTTCCTGTTGAAAAGATCGTCGTTAGACATTTTGGCGATACTGCATAATCCTCGTGACTACCGGATAGTCACGGTTGTTTCAACAGCCAATTGCTGATTTTCCACACACAAGCCAACCGTCGCTTTGATGAGCGACTTGACGGAAGCTGAAATCTTCGAGTGTATGCGCGAAAACCTCGCGCTCGCGGCGGAGCATTGCGACCATCTCGCCATCGAAAGCTACAACGGCGGCGCATACGAAATGCTCCGCGACGAGCTTGAGAAGATCGAAGGCTGCTGCAAGCAAGCCTCCCAATGGCGCGAGGATATGCGCTGGTGGCCCATCGGCCAACTTATGGGCGAGTGCCACAAGAAGGCCGGCGGCTGGCTGCGCGGCTACAAGATCGACGGCGAAACCGTCCATATCGCGATGGGCGAGAAGAACCTGAATTTCGTCAAGCTGGCCGAGAATCTGCGGGCCGTGATCCGCCTCGTCGATCAGACCCAGCGCGGCAAGACCGGTAAGGCCGGCGCAATCATCCCCGAGCCCGTCAAGCCGTTCATGCGCGATAACCGCAAGTTTGGCTATCGCGCGTCGCTCAGCCCCGGCGGGATCATCCTCCCAGGGGCGAATGCGTGAGCAATGATGAAATTGACCCGCTCGAACCTGACGATGACGACGCCAAGCGCGCGGAGCCGGATCCCGGCTCTCCCGACAGCGCCGCTGACGCGCGACGTCTCAAGCAGCAGGCGCGCCGCGCCGAGCTTGACGACCGCGAGGCCGAAGATTGGTGGCGCGCGACGTTCGCTTCGCCGGTCGGTCGCCGCGAAATGTGGGGACTGCTCAAGTCGGCCGGCATCATGGACGCGCGATTCGGCGCGGGTCCGAATGGCTTTCCCGATCCACACGCGAGTTTCTTCCGCGCTGGCGTCAAGTCGGTTTCCGACCACTTCCTCGACCAATGGACGATCCGCGATTTTGAAGGCGTGCGCCTGATGCGGATTGAACACGATCCCCGCTTCCCGAAGCCGAAGCCTGAGAAGGGCAAACGCTGATGGCCGGCGAAGAACCCATCGTCAATCCCGACGCTCCGGCTCCCGCCGTCGAAGCGCCCGTCGCCGCCCCGGCTGTTGAACCGGTCGCCGCCGCGCCGGAAGCGCCGAAGCATCCCCACGAAATCCCGACGCTGCTTGAGACCTTCAAGGCTCCCGGCGCGGAGCCGGCCAAGGCCGCCGAGAAGGCCGCCGAGTCTCCCGCCGTCGAGACGAAGCCAGCGGACGCCAAACCCGCGGAGGTCAAGCCGGAAACGAAGGTCGAGGCCAAGCCCGACGCCGAGAAGCCCGCGACCGAGGAAAAGGCCGCCGAGGCCGAACCGGAAGCCCCGGTCGAATACAAGTTCGATTTCCCCGATCACGTCAAGCCGCAGGACGAGAAGGTCGCCGCCTTCACCGAGTTCGCGCGCGAGCACAAGCTGACGCCCGAGGCCGCGCAGAAGGCCGTCGGCTATTTCAACGAAGCCGCCACCGCGTTCGTGCAGGAGCAGGCGGCCAAGCAGGTGCAGGTCTGGAACGACACGCGCGCCGGCTGGCGCAAGGAAATCCTCGCCAGCCCCTTTGTCGGCGGCTCCGGCCATGACGCCGCAATGGGCGTCGCCGTTCGCGCGCGCGATCTCGCGACGTCGATTCTGGCCGGCGGCGCGGTCCCTGGGTCGCCAAAATACAACGCCCAAGCCGAGCGCGTTGAGAATTTCGTGCGCATCACCGGGGCCGGAGATCACCCGGTTTTTGTTGAAATACTCCATGCGCTCGGCGGCGTTCTCGACGAGCCCAGGCAACCGAACGTCCCTCCGCAGCCGACCAAGAACAACGGCAAGCGGCCATCCAATTCCCTCTACGCCTCGAAATGATGAATAGGAGCGCTTGAAATGGCGACCGGACAATTCCCAACAATCGTTGACGTCGCCTCCCGCATGGACGTGCAGGGGAACATCCCGCGCGTCGCCGAGATGATGAGCCAGAAGCTCGCCATCTACAAAAATTTCCCGTTCGTGAAAGCGAACGAGCGCAGCGCCCATATGTTCACTTACCGCACGTCGATCCCGACTGGTTCGTGGCGCATGATCAACACCGGCACGCCGTCGAGCAAGAGCACGACCGCGCAGGACCGCGTGTCCATCGGCGAATTGACCGATTATTCGGTCGTCGACCGCACGCTCGCCGAGCGCACCGGCAACACCGAGAAGTTCCGGCGCTCCGAGGATGTCGCGTTCCTCGAAGGCATGGGCCAGACCATCGAGTTCACGATGCTCTACGGCAACACCGCCACCAACCCGGCGGCGTTTCAGGGCCTCTCGACCTTCTACAACTCGGTCAACACAGCCAACACGCAGAACGCGGCCAACGTGTTCGACGGCGGCGGTACTGGATCGTCCAACACGTCGCTCTGGTGGCTCGGCCTCGGGCCGGAGACCATCTTCTGCGTCTACCCGGAAGACTCCCACGCCGGCCTCGACTTCGAGGACAAGTCGGACGTCCGCGCCGCCTACGACTCGCTGGGCAACCAGTACGAGGCGTTCACCGGCTTCTTCCGCCAGCAGATCGGCCTTTGCCCGAAGGACTGGCGCTACGGCGGGCGCATCGCCAACATCGACGTCACCACGGCGGGCCTCGCCGGGCCGAACGCGCTCGACATCTTCGCGACCCTCGCCGAGATGCAGTTCTTCTTCCCATCGCTCACCAGCGACACGTCCGGCATCACCGAGACTGACGACCCCGAGGGCGACCCCGGCGTGCGCCATCGCATCTTCGTCAACCGCACGCTCGGCCACTGGATGCAGGTTCAGGCCATGCGCAACCGCAACGTGCTGATGAGCCCCGACCAGTACGCGGGCGTCGCCGTCATGAAGTGGCGGGATATCCCGATCGACATCTCGGACCAAATTCTCAACACCGAAAGCCGACTGACCTGATCGCGCAGGCGAAGGAGAAATCTCATGGAAATCGACGGCCTTCTTCAATTTGTGCCATTCGGCGCCCCCCTCTCCCTCGCCAACACGGCGGCGGGCGCGGGCGTCGCCTCGAACGTCATCGACCTCACCGGCGCCGGCGTCGGCGTGGCCCCCCCGAACATCATCGGCACGCGATCCGTGTTCGGAACGGACCTCGGCATCGGCCGGCAGAAGACGCAGTTGCTCTGCACCACCGGCACGGCGTTCACGACCGGCTCGTCCGCGACGCTGAATATCCAGTTTCAGGCGGCTGTCGATCAAGGCTCCGGCGGCAATTATCAGCCGGGAACGTGGATCACGCTGGTTGAGAGCGGCTACATGTCGGCGGCCAACCTCGGCGCGTCCAAGACGGTCGCCCGGTTCGACTACCCGCCGTCGTTCCCGTTCGGCACGCTGCCGCGCTATCTGCGGCTGTTGTTCCAGATTTTGACCGGCACGACGTTCACCGCCGGAACCATCGCCTTCGCCATGCCGACCACGGCTCGCGACGACGTGAACTTTGGCGCGAAGAACTTCGCCCTCGCGTAAGGAACGAGTTCATGGGTGAGCCGATCAAGCCGAACCGGGCCGAAAACCCGGTTCCTATTACCGAGACGCCGGAGTTCAAGCACGCGGTCGCCGAGGCCGCGCGCGTCGCCGCTGCCGAAGCCACGGCGGCGGCCATCGCGCACTTCGCGTCGTCCAGGAGCGACGCTGAGCCGACCGGCGACGCGCAGGACTTGCTGCGCGGGCTGGCGCTCGCCATCGCCGAAATGTCGCATCAGGGCGACAAGCGCGACAAGCCCGTCGATCCGAAGGTCATGGCCGAGAGGCGCATGGCGCAGGACCGTATGGATGCGCTGATCCGCGAAGCCGTCGCGCTGCCGAAGGGCGACCCGCGCCGGCCGAAGTGGAAATGCCGCTCCAAGGTTGTGCTGGCCGACCACATCATCGACCCATGGAAGCGCGATCCGGCGACCAAGAAGGCGGTTCCGGTCGAGTTCCGTTGGTGCCTTGAGCCGAATGACGCGATGATCCCGCTCAACGAGATGGCCGAGCGCATCTACGCCGAGTTCCGCGGCTCGCGCGGCAACAAATACGGCAAGGATGGATACGGAAAAAACGAGGTCCGTCGTGAGGCGTGGCTTACCGACGGCGGCCTGTTGATCGAAGGAGCGCCGCCCGCGCGCCGCGAAATCAGGTTCGACGAAACCGTAGCCAACGCGCTCGACATCGAGGCCGACCCGTTCGACCCGAACGCCACGCACGTCCGCGTGCTTGGCACGTCGCACCCGCCCGCGCGCCAATACAACGCCGATAACCCGGTCTGATCGAACATGGGCATCCCCGCCGTCCAGAACATTGACGCCGCAGGCCTCCCGAATGCGGGCGATCAGGCCAGCGTCGTTGTGTCCGGAGTGCTGTCGGCGGTCGGCCCCGGCGATGCGTTCGCGTTTCGCGGCCCGATGAACTGGTCAATCTGGGCTTCGATCGCCAACATAGCGTTCACCACGACGGCGGGCTCGGCGGCGGCCTCCGTGTCGAGCGGAACCGGCCTGGCGATTGGCGGCGCGATCAACTCCAAGAATATCCCCGCCGGCACGACTTGGAAGACCTTCGCCGGAACGTCCGGCACGCTGGCGCTGCCCGCGCTAGCGATCCAAGCGACGAACCTTTCGACCTACGCCGCGTTCGTCACGCTGCCCCCCGGATCGAACGTCGCGCAATTGCTCGGTGCGACCGTCACCGTGCCGTCGACCAACGAGCAAACGACGCTGCCGGCCAATACGACCGTGGTTGCTATCACCCAGCTTGACATCCCGGCGACTTCGACCTCGCCAGGCCAGCCGGGCGTCGTGCAACTTTCCGCCGCGCCGACGGCGGTTCCCCCCGATCCGAATCCGCGCTTCCTGCGGTTCGCGCTGGCCGCCAACGCCGTCTCGGCGGGTGTGGATGCGGCGGCTGTGTTCACCGGAGCCAGCGTCGTGTTCGTCGCGACCGTGCAGATCGAGCGCAGCTTTGACGGCGGCCTGACTTGGATCATTTGTAACCAGGGCGGCGGCGGCGCGCTGGCGCAATACACCGCCGGGACGCCAGTTTCGTTAGTGTTCGGCGAACCGGAAAAGAATGTGCTATATCGCCCGAACTGCATCGCCTACACGTCCGGCGTCATAAATTATCGTGTGAGCCAGACCGGCGGCGCGAACGAATCGCTGGCCATCGGCCCGCTATCAGGAGGCTGACAAATGGCTGCTCCCGTCACTTGGACCACCGGCGTTTTGACCGTCCCCGGCCAGATCGGATATTTCATGTTCGACAACGGCGGCCCGCAGGCTGTCCGCATAAAATATTCCGCCGGATCGTTCGTGGCGAACGGAGCCTCGACCGTCACCATCGCCGACGTCAACGTCACCGCGACGTCGGACATCAACATCACGCTGAAAACCGTCGGCGGCACGGTCGGCGCGGTTCCGGCGATCACGACGATTACGCCCGGCACCGGCTTCACCATCGTAGCCACGGCGAGCGATACGAGCACTTACAACTATTCGATCACGGGCTGAGGAGGCCAGAATGAAGAACTTGCTCAAAGGTTTCGTCATCGGCCTCGCTCTGCTGGGCTTCGCCAACGCTGTCTCGGCGCAGGTCGTTTCGCCGCTTGTGCCGTCCATGCACCAGAACGACACCGTGCAGGTCAACCCCTACGGGGCGCCGTCCGCGCAGAGCCAATTCGCGCCCCCTGGCGCGATTGCGGGCGTCGATCAATATTCCTATCAGGTGCCGCTGACGGCGTTTTCGATCACGGTCCCGGTCTACGTTGCGGAACTCTATCTGAACCCGGCCGGCACGCTCGCGACCGGCACGCTGACTCTGATGGCGGCCCCTTCGGACGGCCAGCGGTTCTGCCTGGAGGACTCGCAGACGCAGACCGCGATCACGATCTCGGCCAACACCGGGCAGACGCTTACGTCCGGGACCTATGGCTTGGCGACGCCGACCGCGCTGGTCGCGAACACGCGCTATTGCTGGCGCTATTTCGGTTCGCAGGCGGCCTGGGTCCGCACGCTGTAATGCCCGCCGTCAGCGAAGCGCAGCGGCGGCTCATGTTCGCCGCCGCGGCAAAAAAGGGGGGCGCGGGCGGCGTCCCTCAAAGCGTCGGCAAAGAGTTCGCGAACGCCGACCCCGGCGGCAAGCTGCCGGAGAAGAAAAAGAGCAAGTCGCTCTACCGCGAGAAATCCTGATGGCGTCCCTCACGGTCGCCGACGCCGCATCAAGGGCTGGACCGATGAGCGAAGCCAAGAAGCCGCCGAAACGCTGGAAGCCAAAGACGGCGCAGGCCCCAGCCGCGTACGAGGCCGCACAGGGCGATGAGAGCGAAAGCCGCGACACTGGCGCGCTCTCGCGTCCTTTCAGTTCAGTGAAGGCCGCCGCTGGCCGTCACAATCTCTATCGGCAAAGGTGAAGATCATGGCACGAGGTTCACTCTACGGCGGCGGCGAGCGCGAAGAAAAGAAGCCCGAAAAGCGCGAGGAAAAGAAGCCTGAGAAAAAGGCCGAGGGCGGCGAAGGCGAAATCGGCGAAATGAAGTCGATGCACGAGCGCCACATCGAGGCGACCAAGCACATGCACGAGCGTCACCGCACGGAGCATCGCGACATGCACGGCAACCACAAGGCCGAGCGTGACCAGATGCACTCGCGGCACGTCAAGGAAATGCAGGACATGCAGGCCGCGCAGCAGGCCGAGATGGCCGGCCCGCAGGAAGGTGCGCCTCCCGAAGGCGGCGCTCCCGGCGGCGCTCCGCCTCCCCCCGGAGGCGCGCCTGGCGCTCCCGGCGGCGCACCGGGGATGTGACGATGGGCAAACTCGTCGATATGGAGATGGACGACGAACGGCAGTTGGATCATCCCATGCCGTTCGATCTGCCGGAGCGCGCCCGTTATCCCTATGGGCTGCGCATTTGCCTGTGCGACGAGGAGCTGACGAAACTCGGCCTCGACGCCGATTGCGACGAGGGCGACTACCTCGACATTCGCGCGTTCGCCACCGTGATCTCTGTCCACAAAGAGAACGGAGCGAACCGCGTCGAGTTGCAGCTCGAGAAGATGTCGGTCGAGAATGAGAGCCACGAATCCCCCGACGACGAAAACGAGGAATCATGACATGCCGCACTTCCAGAACCAGCACGAGGACCGCTCGCCCAAGGGCGTGTTCCTGACCGACGAGCAGTTCAACAAGCTGGTGGAGCTTCTGACGCCCGGTCACGACCTCGCGAAGCTCTATATCGCGCAGATCGCCGCCATGCCGGTTGAGCCCCCGCCCCCGCCGAGCGACGCCGGAACCGAGTAATCAACCTACCTGTTTGGAGACGGCCATGCGATTTCCGCGCCTTTGGGTGTTCTTAGTCGCCCTAGTCGCGGCGTCGCCTGCTCTTGCTCAGTCGTCTCTTTTGCAAGCAGGCCCTGTCACGCCCGGCCATCAGCCGATGTATTCCGGCTCCGGCTCTAGTCAGCCCCTTGTGCAGGACGGCGGCGGTTCCGGCGGCGGCGGTCTCAAGGCGAACCCCGGCGAGATTGGGATAACCTCGCGCAGTCCGACCAATACCTATCCTTCCGCTAATTCCGGCCACGGCCCCAACGGCGAACACGCCTGCCTGTATGACGCCCCTACCAACAATGCGACGGGCTACCACTATTTCTGTATGGACCCAAACGCGGCCGGCGGCGGCCTCATGTCCTATGGAAAGGGCGGCCTCGCGACGGCGCTCCCGTTTACGTTCATCCTCAACGGCGTCCCCTACAGCTTTCCGTTCACCGCCGGCTCCGGCGTGGTCGGGCCGAGCACAACTACGGTAGGCGACCTCGCTGTATGGAATAACACGAGTGGGACGCTTCTCGCGGACGGAGGCCCGCTCGTATTCTCGTCCATTCCCGGCAATCTTCCGTCCACGAAAATGCCCGCGCTGACCGGCGACGTCACGTCCACCGCAGGCACAGTGGCGACGACCATTGCGAGCGGCGCGGTCACGTCAGGCAAGATGGCCAGCGGCGCGGCGGCGGCGAACGTGGGGACGCTGACCGGAGACCTTGCTGGCTCAACTCTTCCGGCGACCACGATCTCGGCCGGCGCTGTGACGGGATCGAAGATTGCCGCCAACACAATTGGCGACGGCAATATCGCCGCCAATGCAATAGCCTACGACAGTCTGGCCCAATCCGCTGGAAACACAGTGGTCGGCAACGCCTCCGGCGTGACGGCGAACAAGGCCGACGTGTCGGTGCCCTCGTGCTCGTCATCTTCCCAGTTACTTCAATGGGTCACAAACGTTGGGTTTCAGTGCGCGAGCATCCCAAACGGCTTTATCACGCCCTGGGCGATCACCGGCGGACTTCCTTCGGGCATGTCGGGGACTAGCACCACCGCCGTCATGACGATCTCCGCTCTCTCGGCGGCGGACCAAAGCAACACCGTTTATATCGGCTGGACCCTCTCGAAGTCGTGGACCGTGACCAACGGCAACGCGATCAACGGCTCGGCCGATGGAACGACGCTGACGGCGTCGGCGACGTATCACATGTACGACTGCCACGGCACATCAGGCGACGGCTCCTACGCCTCGCGCACCGCGCCGGGAACGTTCCTGCCGGCTAACTGCCCATCCGGTTATCAGGCCTACACGCGTCGGATATTCAGCTTCACGACGAGCGGAGCGGGCGCGCCGAATCCATACACCGCCGACGAGGTGGCGGGCGGCTCGGTACAGGCGTGGCTCACGACGCCGGTCCTCGACATCAATGGGTTGACGCCGACGACGACGCGGACGCTGTATGCATTAAGCACGCCGACCGGCGTTAAGAACACCTGGACGGGGCGATTCACGCCGCCCGGAGCGGCGTCGGGGGCGTGTAATCTAGTCTCCCCCGACGAACCGGACCTCGCGCCGTCGCCGACGACCAACGCGGGCGCCGACGTGTCGGCGGGCAGCGTAGAGCTAGCATTTCACATGCCGCTCACCGACGCATCCGCGCATCTCGGCGTCCGATGTGCGACTGCCGGATCGAGCATGAACTTGTCGACGGCGGGTTGGGTCGATTTCCGACGTAGCTGAGGTCAATTGCATTTGGGGATAGCGTGCCCAAGCCAAAGATAGCGGACGCCGCGGCGTTCATCTGACGACCGTTATCCGCGCCTATGGTGGTCACAATGGGAATCACTTCAAACGACGTAGCAAACCAGTCGCTTGCCTTGATTGGCGACAATTTGCCGCCCGTTTTAGGCCAGGCTCCGACGTTCGACTCGTCCGCCGCCGGGCAAGCTCTCTCACGCCTCTACCTGCCATGCTACCAGACCGTCGCCAAGCAGCACGGCTGGGATTTCGCGCGCAGTGTGTTCACGCTGGCGCTGACCGGCAACCCCCCGCCGTTGGGTTGGGCCTACGAATATGTCTATCCGGCCGCCGCCATCGAAGTGATGCAGGTGCAACCGCCCGCGCTCGCCGATCCGAATAACCCGCTGCCGCAGAATTGGTCTATCGGCAACACGACGGTCGCAAGCGTGCAGACCAAGGTGATCTGGTCGAGCCTCGCAGGAGCGCAGGCCATCGTGAACAACGCGCCGAGTGAGGCGACTTGGGATGTTGGGTTCCGGGAGGCGATGGTGCGCCTGCTGGCGTCCGAGGTCGCGATGGCGCTCTACGGGCGCCCTGACACGGCGGAATCTTACTTGAACTCCGGCGGCGCGTTTGAGACAATCGCCGAAGGTAGGATGGGATAATGCCTTCGTCGATTCAGACGCCTGCTGATCTCGTGAACATGAGCCTCGCGCGCATCGGCTATAAAATGCCGATTGGCTCGCTCTATGACGGGTCAGAGGCCGCGCGGGTTAGTTTGCGCATTTACGCGCAGACCCGCGACGAACTCCTCCGCCAAGACGATTTCGATTTCGCCGAGCGATCGATCTCCATGACGCTGCTAAAACAAGCCCCGGACGGCGGCTATATCCCGCCCGCCGTGTGGTCGAACGCCTATCCCGCGCTGCCCTATCTGTTCGAATACGCCTATCCTGCGGATTGTCTCAAAGTGCGCGCGATTAAGCCGCAAGCGATCTTTGTCATGGACTTTGATCCGCAGCCGGTCGTTTACACCACGGCGAACGACAATACCTACAATCCTGTGCAGCAGGTAATCCTGTGCAATGTGCCGAACGCGATTATGGTCTATACGGCGCAAGTGACCGATCTGACGGCATGGGATGTCGACACCGTGGAATCGTTCGCGGCGGCGCTAGGGCGGCGGCTCGCGCCGGTGCTGGTGGGTCTCAAGGCGCTGCAACCGCTCGCCGCCGACGAGCAAGCCGCCTTCGGCGTCGCAGAGAAAGAGCAGGGGTAAGCCATGAACTTGCCCGCTGATGTAGCGAACCAGGCCCTTGACGCGATAGGTCTGGATTTCACAATAGGCGACTTGCAAGAAGGAACGAAGCCCGCGCAGGTGCTTTTGCGCGCCTACAGCCAATGCCTTCGTCAGTTGCTTCGCGCTGTACATTGGAATTTTGCTCGCAAGCAAACCCCACTCCTGCTTCTCGCCGACGCCTCCGGTCAGACGCCGGACACGCCCACGCAGGTCATAGCGCCGTGGACCTACGAATACGCCTATCCGAACGACTGCATGAAGGCGCGGTTCGTGCCGTGGTCGCCGACGGGCGGCAATAGCGTGGTCCCGCCCGGCAATATTACGCCGTCGAACCCAACATCTCCGCTTGTCGGCGGCCTCGGTAGCCCGGTCCCCGGCGCGCAGCTTCGTCCCGCGCGCTGGCTCGAAGCCACTGATACGAATTATCCCGCGCAGGCTGGCGCGCTGACGTGGGAAGTGCAGGGCGTGTCGCCGCAAGGCCGCAGCGTAATCCTGACGAACGTGCCGTGCGCATCTATCGTCTATACCGCGCTGATGAATTATCCCTCGAATTGGGATGCGCAGTTTCGCGCGGCGTTCGTCGCCTATCTCGCTTCGGAGATCGCCCTTCCGCTATGGTCGTGGAAGAACAATCCTAAGATGGGTATGGCGATGAGGCAGGACAACATGAAGATCGCGGCTGCGAAGATCATGGCGGCGCGCGTTACCGATGGAAATGAAGGGTGGCACAACAGCGATTTCGTTCCTGACTGGATGCGCTTTCGCAATGTCGGCGGCGGCTACATGGGCGGTTACAGTCAAGCTATCGGCGCGCTCGGCGACGGCGGCTATGGGATGCTCTACAGCGGCTGCGATGCGTGCTGTGGGGTAGGGAACACGAGTGCTTACTGATGGCTGTCGCAATAAGTAAAAACGCATTCACGACAGGAGAAATATCCCCGGCCATGATGGGCCGGCAGGACGTGGATCGCTATCACTCGGCGCTCTCGACGTGCCGCAATTTCTTTGTGTCTTACGTCGGCGGCATCAGCAGCCGCGCTGGAACGGCGTTCGTTGGATACTCGAAGCAGACGGGCCGCGGCTATCCGCCACGACTGATTGAGTTTCAGTTCTCGAATAATCAAGGCCTCGGGCTGGAATTTGGCAACTTTTACATGCGGGCCGTTTCGAATGGGGCATTCGTTACCGAAGTCCCTGTTGGCATATCCGCCATTTCGTTAGCCAATCCAGCGACCATTACCGTCAATAATGTTCTTGGCGTATCGACTGCGACGGCTTTGAATGCTGGTGTCGTCGTTTCCTACAACACAGGCGAAACGATCACGCTCGCGGGCGGAACCTATGTAACGCAGGCGGTGGTGAACGTGACCAATACGGCGGTCTCGTCCGCCTATCCTTCGACGCCCGGCCATGGATACGTCCCCGGCGATACCGTCGTTTTCGCTGGCGGCACGCACTCATCCGCTGCGGGCGGAGCCATCGCGGCGACGCAGGTTTCGGGAACGCCGACGGTAGTCGCGGCGGGATCGGGTGGGACGCCGGGGACTCAGATTGTCACCGGGACCACGGGAACAGGAACGCGATTTCAGCTTTCTGTAACGGTCAGCGGTGGTGGCGCTATTTCTTCCATCAATTCTGTGCTTGTGGCCGGCAGCTACACAACCAACCCAGCCTTGTTGACTGCCGAGCCTGTCACCGGAGGAGGGTTAACCGGAGCTACCGTCAGCATCCTAATGGGAGCCAATGCAATCAGTGTGACATCAGGCGGCGCATACACGGTGAACCCCGCCGCTGGGGCGCTGACGCAGGCCTCGACGAGCGGAAGTGGGACCGGGTTGGTTTGCTCCGGCGTTTTTGCGCCGAACACGGTTTACGTTTCTAACGCGGGACAATACTCGACGCTGCCGACCAATCCCGTGAGTCAGGCGTCGACTAGCGGTTCCGGCGTTGGCGCCAAGTTCAACCTAACATCGACGTCGGTTCCGCCGCCGTTGAACGCGGGAGATTGGATTTATATTTCTGGCGTTGGGGGAGCGACGCCGTTCAATGGAGAGACCTTCGTCATTAATTCTATCGTCTCGAATGTTTTGACGATCTACGACGTTTTCGGCAACCCCGTCGACGCCACGTCTTTCGCCGCTTATACTGGCGGCGGGACCGTC